CTTCATATTTATCTCGCAGGATATCAGCAACTCCACGATCACCATTTTCTAAATGTGCTTTATAGGCTCTCTCTCTTGGAATAGAGATATAGTGATGATTTGGATATAGACCATTGTATATTGAATCACGATATTCAATTCTAATAAATGGAACACCTACAGCCATGTATTCCATATCACGATAGCAAAACTCTCCAGGGTAATCAAATGGTGTATAATACTTATCTAGATCCTGGTAATATGATAAACCAAGTCTGGTTGTAGCCATCTTGGTTAGATATTGATCCATAGGAACAGGCTCTCTATTAATTAGGCCATCTTCACTGAGATAATAAACTGCACGCCTATAAGATTTTTCATCTGAACCAGAACCTTTGAAGAAAAGCCCTTCTTCGATTTCGGTAGAATCTCTTAGATTTCTATAATGATCTACATCAAATTCATTGAATATAGGAAAGATCCAAGGTTTAACAAGATGCATATTACTTTCTATATTATCACGCTTAGTCCAGTAATATAGATTATGGTAATTGAAATGTGTGAGAATCAGACCCTTAAATTTATCCGACTTCATGTAGTGAACAATCCATGAATTGAAATACTCAGTGAATGAAATACAGACATACTCATTATTAGAGAGATTTTCAATAATCATATCTACATCTGATATCGGAGGATTATAATCAAATCCTTTTACAGGTGACTGTAATGTTACATGTATGTTTTGCTCATTAGGATAATTCACATAATCAATATCAAAGTCTTTGCGTAGATATTCCACAAAGTCTGAAAACCATTTATTATGAAATCTTTCAACATCATAATTTTCTTTTCTATGAATCCTTAATGTGGTTCTCATTTTGTTGCTACCATCTTTAAGACCGCACCATTTGCAGGATACGGATTACCTTCATCATCAACACGATGTACCTTTTTAAATCCTGCTTCTTCCAGTATCTTACCTAAAGATTCCTCACAAAACCCATTGATATGACCCATACCAGGAATTTTATATTCTTCTGGATGACGCCAGCCACCGAACAAATAGTCCATTGCATTATCCCATGGATCTACGTTCTTTCTCAACCAACTCACATTAGCCTGCTCATTCCAATCATTATTAACAATACGTTTCATGATCCATAGGACATCTGGGCAGGTAATAATAAACTCACCACCAGGTTTGAGAATACGATTAATCTCTTTCAATACCTTGGGTGCATCGAATTTCGTCATATGTTCAATTACATCACCAAGATAAATTTTATCTGCTGAGTTATCCTCATATGGATAGGGAATATGTCTAAGATCATGGACCTTTGTAACACCCACCCACTGGTGCATATCCATTCTATCTGTTGAATCTGGTTTCGGGTGCGGCCCAGATCCTATATCTAAAACCATCTTACTCATAATATTGTCCTTATGTAAAATTTCCCGATAGGCTAATCCTCAATTCATTTGTTGTATAGTATGGATATACACAATGGTTTAAGTTAGCAGGAAAAAATATTAGTTTATTCTCATATGTGCGGTCAGATGGTATAACATGTCTTGCAATACCTCCATTTTGTTCACCGTTATCTGGATAATAAAACACAAAACATCCAGTTAAGTTTTCTTCATCTTTGATATATGGAAATATCGCTCTTTCATCTTCTATTAAATAAGGAACTTTAAGCCATAATGCATAGCTAAATCTTCCCAAATGATAATGTAATGGATTAAACTCGGTTCTGGTCTGAAAATTTACCCAAATATTATCCAAAGCATAATCATCTTTATCATATGCAAAGTCTGGAAAATTCTTCATATATTCTCCAACTAATGGATGTAAAAGATTATGCACAATTTCTTTAATTGAGAATATACCATATTGACTTTGTAAATGACCTACTAGATTGCCATTATATTTTAATGCATTATTACTATTTTCTAAGAGTTTATAAACCTCTTCTCTGATAGGAGCTAGGTCCTCATCAGTTAATGAACTTTGTAGAAATCCTGTATTTTGTAACCTAATAGCAGTAATTTCTCCTAGCATTTATTTCTCCGCAACATGCTTTAGGCATAGACGAATAGAATCATCTGTTTTCATAGTTGCTTCCCATCCTAGATCATCTTTAGCCTTGTCAACATTTGGAATACGAACTCGGACATCATTCTCATAATTACCAATTGTATCATATAGTATATGATAATCTTGAAATAATTTATATTCATTTGCAGCAATATTCACAATCTTTTCCGCAAGAACTCTCATTGATATTGGTTCAGGATTACCTAGATTATACACCTCATTGTCTGTCTTGTCAAGAAAAGAATATTCAGCAATAGCGTGTGCCACTTCATCAATCCATGTAAAGCAACGAACCTGGTATCCATCTCCAAGAATAGGAAGCGGATGTTTCTTTTCCACTACAATATTCTTAATATAATCAGCAAATACATGAGAGATACCAACTTCTTCTGATTCCGATTTCTCATATGGGGTGATAATATTAAATGGTCTCCAGATGGTATACTTTAGACCATGTTGCTTTAGATATGCTTTTGATACTCTCTCACCAACAAACTTTGAAAGACCGTAATCCGTGTATGGAGCAGGATAATTATCAATAATATCTTCCGATACTGGATGACCAATTTGCTGTGGGCAATTCTCATAAACCATAGAAGATGAGATATAGACCACTTTCTTAACATTATGGGTAACAGCAGCACGGAGGACATTGTCGTGTAAGGCAATATCTTTATACATTTCACCGCAATACTTATTGAATCCACCTACACCATAGATAGTTGCAGCCGCTTGAATAATATAATCAGGTTTAACCTGCTCAACCAACTTATCGACATTATGTCGGTCGGTCAGATCACACTTGATAAACTGATAATCTGTACCAGCAATACCTAACCGTTCACCATATCGTGCTAGATTATCAACACCATAGACAACACAATTATTTTTTAATAGAAGCGGAATAACCGCCTGCATCAATGAACCTTCTGAACCTGTGACCAATACTCTCATTTAAAATCTCCAACTCTATATATTCCTGAATTACTCATTCCACTTTCTGGATATAATTTCCAAATATCTGCAATTATACAATCTTTTCTAAACCAATCAAGAGGCCATTCAGACTCCGTACCTGTATGTGGTGTCATTACAATAACAGCATCAACCTCTTGTGGTATCATCCTTGTGTCTGCTTCTATAAAAGGATCCCACATATCTACTCTAACACCATGCTTCTTACAAACCTTACGCATCTTATATGAAAGACTGTTGCGAGTATCATCACAATCCTTTTTAAAGGTGGCGCCGAGTATCAACACATTCTTGATGTTCGGATTGATAGCCTTAATACGATTGAAAAGATAATCAGGCATACCCTCGTTAATATGAAAGCTAGTGTTAATAAGATCACCAAAGGGAATGTCAGTAAGCAAGAACTTACCGTCTTTGAATAAGCAAGGGCCTCCAACATTAGGTCCTGGATGAGGTACATCCATTCTAGGGTAATCATAATTACATGCATCAATAACTTTGTCAATGTTCACTCCATGTTTTTCACCAATCATCCAAAACTCATTAGCAAAGGCAAACGAAACATAACGATACATGTTAGTCATTAGTTTACCAATCTCAACTTCTCTTGGTGTAAGTTGAAATACTCTATTACTAATGAATGTATTGAAGAAGTGTGCCGCCTGATAATAGGATTCATCTGAGAAAGCACCGACTAACTGAGGCAGGCTGGAGATTTCAGTAATACTTTTACCTTGCACCACTCTCTCAGGTGCAAAGACAAGATGATAATCTATGCCTTCTTCCCAACCATGATTATATTTAATATGGTCTCTAATGACTTCTGTGGTACCTGGTGATACCGTAGAACGAAGGACAATTAATTGCCCTTTCTTCATATTAGGAATAAGAGTATTGTCAACAAAATTAAAAAGATCATCCAATCGAGCATTACCTTCTCCATCAACTGGTGTGCCTATCATTATGGCAACAACATCTGAGTCCTTGATAGGATCAGAACCTGTTGTAAACTCCACAGATTTACTTGACAAGCACTTATCTAATAGTTCTCTAGCACCCTCTTCGACATAAGGAACATAACCATTATTCAATTTATTCACAATATCTTGGTTAACATCAATACCATATACCTTATGGCCAGCATCAGCAATAACTAATGAAAGTGGGAAACCTACATGCCCGCCGGCTCCAATTACTGATACAATCATTAAAATGTCTCCACTATAATATCATCAAGGTCATTGCACGTATCTTGAATTGTATGATTGGCCATGACATAGTTAAAAGAATCTTCCACTTTATGGTCGTTTCTCTTGAATTTTCGAAGAAGATCCATCAACTCTTTTTCATCACTATAAACAGTCCCATATTTTTTCATATCATGGGCTCCAGCAATGTCTCTAGCAAACCAAGGAGTATGATTCATCATGGATTCTAATAGAACAAGGCCAAAACCTTCTTCATACGAGTTCATGATATATGCATCAGCATTGGCCATAGCCTGCATAACTTTATCCTTACTATCACCAAAATGCACTATTACCTTATCAGAACTTTTTGGAGTAGGTCCTTCACCATATCCATATAAGTGCAACTCTGCGTTAGGAATATTAGCCTTTTCAAACGCTTCAGCAAGAGGTACCATTGCTTTATGTGGATAATAACCACCTGCTGAAACAAATATGGTTTTACCATTGATAGGATTTTTATCCTTAATGGTTAATTCTGGTTTAATACCATATCTCACCCTACGAGCTTTGTCAACCACTCCATACTTTTTAATATGGTCAATGTCCATTGAAGTTCCATATCCAATAAAGTTATGCATCTTCATACCATGAGCACAATGCATGGAATCGGATGGTTTAATAATTAAATATAAAATAGGAGACTTTAAAAGAGTAGCATTGCGGTGAACGATGTCCTGTGAGATAACATCACCACCATGGCATATAATTAGATCCCATTTCTGAGTAAGTAAACTATATTCACCAGTCACGCTTACGCCATTCAGGTCACCCTGATGAGTATGAGCAATTACAGTTACCTCATGACCGCGCCGGAACATTTCTTCGGCCATATTCTGAACATTTACCTCACTACCACCAGGATAAGGAGCATATCGATGGACAACAAAACATATTTTAGCCATTATTCACCCTTTTCATTCTCACACATATCTTCAACCAAACCTTTGAAAGTATAGTTTGGTTGCCAATCAAGATTAAAATGAGCCTTAGATGGATTACCCAGTAGTAACTGGACTTCTGCTGGTCGATAGAAATAAGGATCAATCTTTACAATACAACGGTTGGATTTACGATCAATCCCAACCTCATTTTCACTTCTACCTTCCCAAACAATATCAAAATTAAAATAACGTGCAGAGATTTCAATAAACTCTCTAACAGTATGTAGTTCACCTGTAGCAACAACATAATCATCAGGAGTATGGTGCTGCAACATTTTGTGCATAACCTCAACATAATCTTTAGCATGTCCCCAGTCACGATGGGCATCTATATTACCCATAGTTAGACAGTCTTGTTTGCCTAAAACAATACGTTTCATACCATGAATAATCTTACGAGTAACAAAGTTGGTACCTCTGCGAGGACTTTCATGGTTGAATAGAATACCATTACAATTAAACATACCATAAGATTCACGGTAGTTAACCGACATCCAGTGTGCTGCTAGTTTAGCACAACCATATGGTGATCGTGGATAAAACGGGGTGGTTTCCCTCTGAGGAGTTTCTTGAACTAGCCCAAACATTTCAGAAGTTGATGCTTGATAGAACTTAGGATTATTACCTTTGATCTTTAACTTACGGAGACCTTCAAGAATACCCGTTGTGCCAACGGCAATGCATTGCATGGTATATTCTGGAATGTCAAAGGATACACGGACATCACTTTGAGCAGCTATGTTATATGTTTCATCAGGCTCTATGTCCAAGATATTATCAATAACTGCCGAAGGAGAAGTAAGATCACAATATATTAGTTTTAGGTTTTTGTGATCCAATATGGATTCAATATTCTTATAGTTGGGCGTGGATGATCTACGGACAAAACCGTAGACCATATATCCTTTCTCTAGTAGTAGTTCAGTAAGATAAGAACCATCTTGACCGGTAATACCAGTAACAATTGCTTTTTTCATATTATCCCTCATAAATAAACGTATCCCACCAATCTATAAACCTATCTAAGTCCATAAATTCGTTGGGTCGATTACCCACAAATGCAGGCTGTGTCAACATATCTAGGTATTCTTTTTTACCAGCCGGTGAATCTAGATGCTTAATATAATCAATCACCTGATTGAAATATTGAAAGTTATGACAATTGATAAAAGACTTCTGATTAAAGTCTCTATCGGAGGTCTTACTTCCCCAATAAATCGGAATGGTATTGGAATAAAATGCATTAAGAATCTTTTCGGTAATATACCCAGGTTGAGTCTGGTTTTCAAATGCCATATTAAAACGATACTTGCGGCAGAAATCCACCTTATAATGCATCTTATCTCTAGGTAGAACGAAACCAGTATTGTTTAAATGAGGACCGGCAGCATCTACCTTTTTATATTGACTAAGAGCATTAAAGAAATCATTACGAACACTAGATTTTGGATTACTCTGGATATAGGTACAAAATCCTGTTTTCATATCATATTCTTTTTCAGGATCATCAATCTTTTTTTCCAGAAGATATTCAAACGTATTTGCTACGCCTTCCCATTGGGCACAATACATGTCGAGAATGTATAATGGTAGTCTATAGTGTCTAGAACTATTTTCATGATCAAAGGTTATAGCACGAGAATGGAAGAAGTAATCAGGTCTTTCATTCTCACCAGTATAGAATATTCTCTTTTTACGGAATGGTTTATCTTGATAGTCATGGCCAAAATATCCATGAACCATATAGTCAGGGTTATTATCTTCTCTGACCACATCATATTTTCTACTTAGTATCTCAACAAAGAATCTCTCTACTGTAGCAAAAGAGTTGGAGAATCCAATTACTAATGGTTTCTTCTTCATTACTTGTTCCAGAAGAACGCAGAATTTGTAGATAAATTAATTGGCGTAGTAATGCCTTCTTTATTACGAAAATCATTTATAGCCTGTTTGACCGAGTCAAGAGAGCTATAATCATGGCCACAGAATAAACCACCCTTCTTTAGTTTTGGATAGTATGCTTCACAATCAGCTAAAGTTGCTTCATATGAATGATCACCATCAACAAAGATGAAATCAAAGCCTTCATCCTTAAAACCGGCGGCCGCGCGGACAGAATCCTCTCGCATCATTATAACACGATCACCAAATTGTTTTAGATTTTCTTGTGCAACCATCATAAACTTATCCACTACATTTTGATTGATTTCACCAACCCAATCTTGGTAAGCCTTATATGGATCAATAGTATAAAGTTTCTTTATGTTGGTACAACTATTCAAAAGGAATGCCGTGCTTTCGGCACGGCATGTTCCAATCTCAATACCTATTATATTATCCCCAAGTCTCCTAACATACGGTGCAAGGCCTTTGGTAGAAACCCATTCATAAGGCCATTTATCACCTAGTTCCTCAATAGTCATAAAATCTTGTTCTGTCAAGTCAACCATATTATCCATCCTTTAATGTAACTTGTATTCAAATTCCTTAGCTAGATTTGTAAAAACACAGATTGCATTTCCCGAACCATAAGGAGAGTTATAATTATATATAGAAAAGTCCTTGTGGTCAACCTGTTTCCAAAAGTTGTTATCATTTCTCTCTAATAAAATATAGTCCATTCCACTATCCACAATATCTTTTTCAAAATCTTTATTATAGCCTACAGGAAAGGTTATCATATAATTCTTTGCATTATCAATAATCATTTTTAGCAACTCTAATGCCTGACCATCTATCTTTTCGAGACCATAATCACCAAAACCAACATGCTCAATGGTACTGATAGTAAGAATGTTCTTATCAGTATAGTCAATGCTCATAGCGTCTTTTTGTATTGTCTCTTCTCTATGTGGATGATAGTCATAACAAATGTGTTTAATGTCTTTCAAGTGATATGGCATTACTTCACCTATCTCAATAATATCACCTTCACATTGATTTATAAACCATGCACCTAAAGGTAGTTCGGCCCGGCGTTCGTTTGAATCCGGACAATTATAGTCACCCCAATTACCATAATACAAAGTGACTTTATTATCCATATTTCTCCTCGAATAGTTTCTTCCAATCTGGTACTCGGTCCCACTGATGAATGATTGCAGGAGCAACATTGTCAGCATAAACTATACCAGTCTCATTATTTAGACTATATTCAATTGATCTAACGAAAGGAAGAGACATATTAGGGTTTCTCACATATTCTTCACCGATACCACCAGAACCTGCTTGGATCGCAGGCAGAGACGTTCCAGCATGAACGACCCAACCGCTTGAAGGATTAGTAAACATAGTAGATGATCTATAAGCAAACATATCTAATAGAATATTCAATGCAGCCTGATCTGGTCCACCTCCACCCGGCACCTGAGGATTGAGGCCTCTACAAACTAGCCAGACATTCAAGAATAGATCCTTAATTGCCTCTCTTTTACCTGCAATCACACCTGCACAGAAGATTTCATCTTGACGTTTATTATCTAAGAAATATTCACCGAAGGCTAGTTTGAGGTTATTACGACCCCATGGTTCATCACCATATGTCATGTTCTCGGAACCGACCAATATTTCCGATTCTGGAAATAGATAATCATTGAGCCAATCGGTTGGGTTGGATTGGAATACCACATCTCTAACATCTGTAACAATGACACGATCAATGTCCATTGGCTGATCTAGCATAGACAGAAAGCTGGAAATATGAAAGAAGCGGTCGACCATGACATTACCTTTTGAATTGTCATGTGAGAATCCATTTTGTTCATCATACTGGTTGCAACCGATAAGCATAAAATCTCTAGCTGATAATACTCGGACGGTTTCAGCATCCATGTTATAAACAATCAAAGCCTTATGGCCTGTAAATCCGGACTTATCTATTGAGTTTGACCAATATTTAATCTGATCCCAATTATATCTATCAACTACACCAATAATTATATCTTTAGCCATGGAAACTTTCCTCCGTAATATTGATCTTGTGTTTTATTACCTGTCTCGAAAAACTCTTTAGTTACCGAATTTGTATTTCCATCTAACCGATAGCAAAGCGTATGTTTACCGTTTGTGTCATACTTAGCATGTTGTTTGACAGAATAAAAATATTGGCGATCACCACCCCAACCTGCGTGCCAGAAATGGCATGTCTTTTGTATAAAATCCCTTTTAAAACAAAATGACGATGTATCTATTAGAAACTGTTCACCATGTGGAGAGCGGCGTGACATGAATATTGGCCATTTACCGAGGCTTTCACAATTGTCGTCCAGTATATACGCCCGCTCAGGGTTGAAAATCTTACGGAGGGAGAAAGAAAAATCTAGGTTCTTACTTTCGATTGTTTGAATGAGTGTTTCCGCATGATTAGGTTCGTACCAGTTATCTTCATCAAGAAAAAGAATATAATCGGAGTTGATTAGATGTGGATACGCGGCATAGATACGATGACCATAGAAAGATTGGTCACCAACTTTGCCTGTGTTTTCTGGTGTTACACAAACCTGGATATTTGCATCAACTGTAAATGGATCCATTTTATTATAGTATTCTGGTCCATCACATATAATCAAATGCTTACACTTGTAAGTTTGATTTGCTACCGACTCAATAGCATCTTTTAACTTTGGAGAACCAACAGTAGGGGTAATAACCGTAACGGGTTTTTCAATCACTAGTTTCATAATAACCTCATGAAGAAGAACGGGGCTTGATATCAGAGGCCCCGCCCATGTTGATCTTATTTAGTATTCACGTTGGTACCCATCATGGTCGACATTGTATCTGTCCAAGTCTTAGCACTTTCTGTCAACAATTGCTTCGACGCCTCTTTAATACCGAATGGATCCATAATGTCGATCTTCTTCGCCTTCTTCTCTTCCGGAATATATCTTTCAAGAGCGATTTTAAGTAGACCATTAACTAACTCCGCGTTTTTTACAACAACAGTATCAGCAAGTGTAAACTGGCGGGTAAATGCACGATTGGCAATACCTTGATAGATATAATCCTTATCTTCTGAGTCATGATTACCAGTAATTGTCAGTGTATCGTCCTTCAACTCAATATCAAGATGAGACTTACCGAAACCGGCAACAGCCATTTCGATCTCAAAATGTTCTTCATCAATCTTTTTGATATTATAAGGAGGATAAGTAGGAATCTTTGGCATGGATTCTGCTGCATCTCGGATTCTTTCCAGAACAGCATCAAATCCGATTAGTTGTTTTGCAAGTCCTGTTGGAATGCCAAAATTCTCTGCGTTGAATTTATAGTTTGTCATATTCGTCTCCTTTTAAGCGAGATTAAAAGATGATACCTTTCGGCTATCATCATACATTATATAGTAAACTATACATACTTGTCAAGTATTTTAATATGCGTTAACATCTGAGGAACCTGTCGAAGGATGTGGATGACAATGTTCACCACCTCTTATTGGGCATAAGGAATCTGGTTGAGCATCATCCAAATCCTTGACAATAACTTTTTTATTGTTAATATATACAGTACCAGGAGACTTCGATATTAATCCTCCAGCACCGTCTGATTCCTCATCATCTTCGATTGACCACAATTCATTATTAACAAACACTGTGGTTTGCCCAAGAACTCTTGTCAAGGACATTTCCGATCTTTGATCTTTATCTCGATGTGCTCCCGGCATCTTTCTTAGGCCTCCCCGAACCTCGTTTTGGTTTTTTTCTTTCTTCTTCAGCCTGTCTAATAGACTTGGCATTTTTAGGAATCTTATATTCTGGAACTGTGATAACAATAACACCATTTTCTTCGGTGGTTGTGATACCAGTGGATCCCATACCACCTGTTCTATTTGTTTTCATCCCAGGCCGTGAAGCGGTTTCAGCAACATCATACTCAACATCTACAACCAATTCTGCTTGTGCAATACGATCACCACTATGGATAGTAATGGAATTATCAGATACATTATGTAGAAGTATCATAACCTCTTCTACATAATCCGAATCTATAACACCTTCAGCATTGGCTAATACCAGACCTTGTTTTAATGAGCTACCTGAGCGGGCATGGAGACGAACGGAATATCCTTTAGGAATATCCATGATGAGACCAGTTGGTACCATAACACGATCACCGGGGCCAATAACAATCTGATTATTCATCACACGGGAAAAAGGTTTATTCATACGAGTATATCCACTATACTCAACCTTACCATAACCTTGGAAAGACAAATCAAAACAAGCGGACTGAGCAGTCTGTTTCCTAGGCATTACGACTTTTGGATTAGTTCTAAACATTTTCAATGTAGTCATAACAAACTCACTTTCTATTCTGTATCTGAAAACCTTTTCTTACCTAGTGAATATTTTGCAACTAGATTCCACTCAGACTTTTCAGAATATGATATGATTTTAATTCTATTTAATGGTGTCAATGGATCAGTTGATTTTTGTGGATCCACTAAAGATATAAGACCCCATTCAGTCAATAGGTTGACAATAGTGTTACGTCTACCCCTATCTTCTTCTGAGAAGTCGGTTGCTTTACCATCTAGCATAAACATTTCTTTAAAATGAACAAGGTAATAATGACCTTGTTTATGTAGAATATGACAAGATTGATATAACGTTTTATCTTTCTTAGATGCTACGCCAATTCTAGTCAATGTCTCTTTAACTTTTAGGAAAGCCTGCGGATCAGGGAGACTTACTTCCACGAAGTCGTCTAGGTTTACTGTCATAGTTGCCACCTTTATCAATATGTTTTTTTATTTCTTCTAATTGGGTAGCGTCTAGCAGAACCATGACCTCTTTGGCTTTATCATAAGAGTATTTGAAATACTCTCTTATGGCTTCCAAATCTTCAATGGTTTCACGCTTTTCCCATTTTCTAAAAGGCCTTTTATAACCTCTTATGCTATTTAGCAGGAACGAATATTGCATGGAACCAGGCAGACTTGGGTATCTATTCATTTCATTGGCTTGTAATACACAATCGTAGTGAAACGAGAGAGCCCGGTTCACTACGAAAGAGTTATAGTCTTTTTCATCTTCTAAGATGTCATTCTTAGTTTGTAAAATAGATGGTATAATATCCCTGAATAGATCAGACAAATTCACACTCCACCATCATTTCAGTTAAGCAAGCTACCAAATTCAATTCTTGATCAGCAACAAATACTGATTGATACTGATATTTGGCCAAGGTAACGACAGCAGCAGGAATAGACTCAGGCTTTAAAAATTCATTCAAGCCTTCATATATATTACGATAGATACGAGAGGTATCAACATCTGTGTTTATCACTACCCACTTACGCATACTTGAGAAATCTTTCTCTTTCAATGCCTTGATCAGATCACTTAGGCTCCTAATACTATCAAGTTGAGAAACAATAGCAACGCCAATGCTTCCAGAAACAGAATGCCGTTGTAACTCATTAAGCAGTCTCCGATAGTCCGGAAAATAACGCTCAACCAGTTTAACGAGAACTTCTTTGTCATATGTAATACCTTCTGTAGTTAGGATTTGCTCAAGACGTTTAAACATCTTAGTAGCCATCTTAGGCTTTTCATCACCCTTGAGTGAGAAATCCACAACAGCACATCTACTATGTAAAGCGTCGATCAGCCTTGCTTTAAAGTTACAAGTGAAGATGAATGAGCAATTTTCACTAAACTCTTCAATAGCTCCTCTCAGGCCAGCCTGTGCTTCTGGTGTCAGATAATCAGCCTCATCTAGAATGATAATCTTACGACCACCTGTTAGAGAAACTGTGGAAGCATAACCCTTGATCTTAGTTCTCAGGATATCAATACCACGTTCTTCTGAACTATTAATAAAAAGATGGTTTAAACCAAGCTGTTCACACATAGCTTTGGCAATAGTGGTTTTGCCGCAACCGGCAGGACCGGTTAACATCAAATTTGGAATATCACCGCTGTTCACATACTCCTGAAAGACTGTTTTAATACGTTCAGGCAGTATTGTATCCTCAACTCTGTGAGGCCTATACTTTTCACATAATAAATATTCACTCATTAAGATACCGTCTTTTCCATAATGGTTGTATAAAACTCTTCAAAGTCGGTGTTCTCTTGAACCTCTTCTTTGAAGTTAGCCTTAAAATATGCCCGTGACATACGACGGAACAATTTCTTATCGATGCCTAGTTTATCGGCAATATCATTGGTAGTTTCTTTTTGTAGTTCTCTTTCCGCACCAACACGGGTCATAGAGTCATTCATCTCCATAACAGCCTTACGGAGAATCTTTCGATCTTCATCGGTTAGACCCTGTACCGATCTTTGTTGCTGATTATGCCCAATACCTGTCATTAGTCCACCTCAATAATCATACTAGGGTTAATACACTCATATTTAAAGACGCCTCTAACAGAGATGCCACCAGCATCTTTACATTTGCTCCTATGGTCTGTAGCAGAAAATACCATGTAAACAAACAATGCTACGCAACAACCAACAAAAAACATAACAACCAAATCTGTTATTCTACTCATTATTTTGTTTCCAAAGCAATAAAATACTTCAAGTTTCCATTTTGGTTGATGAACTTTGCAAATGCACCACTTTGAATTTCCACATTATAGTCATCAGGAAGTAGTTTAAGGTTCTCAGCTTTGAAAGATGCTGTAAAATCGGAACCAGCATAATCACCAATCTTAATAGAACCACTATTAGATGTATCATTAGCCTTTTCATGGATCTTTAGACGAAGTTCTCCGTTCTTACCGACAACTGATAGATTTGGCAGATTATTCATAGCTGCAACCTTTAGTAACTTTTGTAAGGTTACATTTGGTAAAGAAAACTTCACATCAACCTGTTTTAGAACAAGTTCTTTATCTGGAGGTGAAATGATTAGGTTCGATGGGCAAGCATGATAATCAAAAGCGAGTTCCCCATCATCCAACTTCACCGCTTCACTGGTAAATGTTAGTTCAGGATTCTTCAACGTTGTTACGTTTCCTAGAAACTGGTTCAGATCATAGATTCCAAACTGGCTAGGAAAATCATCTTCTAGTGTAACTTCAACCAGAATAGACTTCTCAGGGGAAATGGTCTTTTGAGTTCTACCGGCCTGTAGAACAACTCCGCTATTAATCGAAGCAAAGTTCTTGAGGACAGACAAAGAGGATTCAGATAACTTCATAATATAACTCCTTTGTATTAAAGCATATGTAACATTTTATATTGTTTTTCAGATTGTGTCAAGATATTATTTATATTCTCCTTTATATCATCTTTTGTTCCTTCATTATGAATAACAAAATCTGGATCATATGAGTTCCATGCCGTCTCTGATACATGTAATTTGGAAATTTCTTCTGGAGTAGGGTCAACACCTCTCTTTACTCGGATTATCACACCACCAGCACTCCGAATAAAATCGATTTCATTGGGGAAGCGAACGTCCGATATAACCACATCATCATATCCTAATATACGTTTCTCCAATGCTGCAATCCAGATATTATCTGCAATTCCTTCCCTACAGGCCTCTGTTCCCATTATCTGTAAAATTAGACGAGGAGTTACCTCATAACCCAACTTATTAGACCACCAGACATCAACACGCTCTCGAAATGCTCTTGACGCATTGCTATCTCCTTCTAGAAGCCCACGAGGCCATAAAAAGATTTGTGCAGTAGCATCCTTTAAGGCATCAGCAAAAGCAAATCCGTGATATCCATGGGATCTCACCAAGATATCACGGACAGTACCTTTGCCTGAGCCGATATAACCGACTAGGCCAATAATCATCTAAGGTTTCCACTCAATGCTGCGACTGCTGGAAGATCGCCTTGGAAACCGTATGTTCCAACATGGACAGTTTTCATCCATGGGCATAGCCATACCTGATACCCAATGGCTCTGGCATTCTGACAGAACATATAATCCTCAGAAAGATATCTATGAGAAGCTGGATCAATAACAGTATCATAGTATGCATGAATGTATCTAGAACCATCAAAGTTAGCCTGACCAACATGGTCTGGCTTATAATGAAGATGTGGATATTCTTCTCTATACTTATCAAATACTTCTCTCTTAACTAACATAAAGCCTGTTCCAATTTCCATAACCTCAACAGGTTCAGTTACTTTAAAAGATGTGGTACCAGGAACTGGGTTAAACACAAAGTCTCCAGTGACACCATCTAACATACCAGGATCAAACTTATCATTATTAATGTTTTTCTTGACCGCGTTAACAATGTTACCCCAATTAATAGACTTCTTTGGATATGGACCACCAATAATATCTTTATCGAGGGCCAATAGTGCTAGAACATCCTGTGGATTAAACTGGATATCAGCGTCGATGAATAGAAGATGGGTACATCCAGAACGAAGAAATTCATCCACCAGATAATTTCTTGCTCTTGTAATTAAGGACTCATTGAAGATGAATGAGAAACGACATTCAATACCATACTGGATACATGTCGCTTGGAGGTCTAGACAGGATTTAGCATATAGTCCTAAACATTGGCCACCATAACAAGGTGTTGCAACGAATAGTTTCATTTTTCTTAAATCATCGCTTGAAATTTTCAATTCCATAATGTTGCTCCATAAACAAAAGAGGACGACACCATTATATAGGCGTCATCCTCTTCAACTATCTAATCAGCTAAGATTAGTTTGCAAGGCGATAGAAAGCCGTGCGCTTACCATTTACATTGCGGTAGTTCGTATAGATATCATAAAACTCACGGAGGTCAGCAACTCGCTTTGCTACAGCCTCACGAGGAACGCGGGCCCGAGCAGCAACCGAATCAGCGGTGATTCCTGGACCAGCATTATACTTCAAAAGAACGCTTTCAATCTTTTCAATCTGTGTCTTACGTGCAGTAGCCATTATATACTTCCTTTGTTACATAGTTTAGTTTCGTCGTTGGAGCGGAGAGTATGGAGTCGAACCACACATTCCGAGGATGGAACCTCGGGTCATACCTTTAGACCATCTCCGCATTTGATACCTTGCTGTAATACCAACGATTTTTATATTATAGCAAGGTATTAGTGTAATGTCAAGCTCTAAAATGATTGACTAACCGGTTCAAATTCGACACTCGCCTGTTCCGCCACAGGAGTAGGCTCAACTGTTTCATCAACCTTCTTGTAAAGTTCCATGAAGGCATTCTTTGTATCAACATCAAAACGGTTAAGGCACAACTCAATAGCCTTAACTTTATTCTGATTAAAGATGGCATATGCCTCGCAGATATGGACAAGACGGCGGGTTGAGATAATTTCACTCAAAGCACCTTCATAGAAAGACTTGCGGATAACATCTGCCCAAGTAACCAGCTTATCAACAAACTCTGGGTTGTTGATACCAGAAGCACCAAGAACATTACTAAGGATC